CTGCTAAAAAAACGCTCACATCTTTATCTTTCTTCCGCGTGTTGCATTGACGACACGCTGCCACGCAATTGTCCAAGCTATCTTCGCCCCCACGCACTTTAGCAACTACATGATCGACTTCGTTAGCTACATCACCGCAGTAATGACATGTGTAAGCATCACGCCTAAGTACCTGCAATCTGAGCTTCTTCCAATGGCTTGTTGCTCTATAAGGTTTTAATGCCATTTTTGCCTTTTTAGCTTACTCAACGCAGAACACCATGAGCCATTGTAGCGAGCATTGACGTATTCAATGTGTTTATCTATTTGCTTATAAGCATCCCACTTATGTGCATGATCACTCATGTGTTGGAATATGCCATAAGCGCCACTACTCTTATTAACAGCATCATATCTCCAAGAGCTCTCCTTAAAGGCTAACTCATTAGCGCACTCAAACTCATCCCAATCATTTATCTGGTTATGCAAATATAGTTTTACATTCATTAAATCGTAAAGTGGCTGTTGTTCTGTTTGTGCTGTTTGTTCTATTGTTACTGTATTAATCTCTTTTGCAGCTGCAACGCTATATGTCGTTGCTAACAGTAAAACGACAATAGCTCGCCCTAATGCTGATCGCCGAAGTGCGCTGCCCCTCAGGCGCGCTAGGCGACTCAGCATACCGAGCTTGTCAAGTTTAATTAACATTTACGCTCACTCTCTCGGCGTGTCTTAACTAATGTGATGTGAATCACAATTGGTCAATTACTTGTTTTCCTAAGTGTTTTGTGTAGGCAGGTGGGATGGCTTCTACCAATTCACCCCATATCATCCAGTCAATACCCATCGCTTCATGCGCTTCTTGCATTGTTGTGGCTGTTTTACCGCCATTTGGTATTTCATCTTTCATACTGCCATACACGCCCACAGGTCTGCCCTGAGCCTTGTGATTGCATTGAGTACCAGTAAGTTTTAAATTTGATTCAAACAGCCTATGCCTTCTAACTTTTAACCCAAATGCGCTACCGCATAACATCACAGGATCTATCAAAGGTGCTCCCGGCACGTTTTCAATGATAAATGGCACGCCTGATTCTTGTAGCAACTTGCGTGTTGGCTCTAGCAAATCTAACTTATCCGTAGATTTTCCTTGTGCGTTTCTTAGATTTTTGGTTATCGAAAACGTCTGACATGGTGGCGAAGCGTGGATAAAGTCATAACCTCGCAACATATCTACATCAAGCGTTGTAAAATCCAGTCTAAAATACTCAAATGGATAGCGTTTACCATGCTTGATGTCCAAGCCGCTTACCACGAAGCCAGCATGGTGATACCCCATCGAAGCGCCACCAGCGCCGCAAAATATATCTAGCATTTTGAGCACGATTCACACCTTTCACGATTACCATAAATCCACAAGCCACAGCCTGTGCATCGATGGATCAGGGTCGGTTCAGTAGCCACTAGCTTTAAGTAAGTAAACGAGATCGGCTAAGGTGAGAACAGCAACGAATTGCTCAACAGATTTCTCACCTTGCCCATTTAAGCGCATGACACCAACCCCAAGTCCGGTGTCTTTCTTGCGGTCTTGTAATTGTCGGATGGTTTCACTAGGATTAAATCCCTTGCGGGCTTTTATTTCAATATCAAGCCCTTTGATACCTGTGATGTCTGAGCCATCTCTACCAGCTCCAACAGGCAGCGCGTGTTCCCAACCATTTGCTTGCAGGTATTCTGCTACAATTCGCTGAGTCGCATATCCTCGATGCTTACGAGATTGTGACATTTAGTTAGACCTAACATGACATGTGCGACATTCGCACGGCTTGACTGTTCCCGCAGTTATCGGCTCGTTACAATTGTCGCACACGTCTAATCGCTTGTCTAATACCAGCATACTTTTCACCCCGCAATCAAATCTTCATCTTCGGGTCGAAATTGCCATTTACCAGCAGGATCTAAAATCATCCATATCATCTTGCATTGTTCAGCTTTATTCCTCATAGGAATAGGGCAACCCCAACCACGATAAGCGCCATTTTTACCGTGACCTTCACGAAGGATTCGATTGCCATGCTTACAGCTAGGCACAATTTCGGCAGATAATACCGATTGAACCAAATCAGCTGCGTTCGCCATAGTGGGTTCATCACTAGGCGGTTCAATCGTTGTATCCCAAATAATTTCTGCCTCTGGATTAGTTGCATTTAGAAACTCCTTTTGCTCTTTGGTGCGTACCCGTATCGGCGACTGACCATTTGTTTTAGCGTCCTCAACCTTAGCCATTTCAAGGCTTGAAGCTCGCTTTCCTCTAGCAGATAATCCGAGATTAGCCAAGCATCTGCCAATTGCAGACGTTTCGCAATTCTCAAACCAAAAATCGCGATCCACACCGCGATCTTTGCGAGCGCCGCGCGCATAACCAATAGCGGAAGCCATAGCATCTGCATGGGTACGGTACGCCGTAGCCTTAAAGACCACGACTCCTTGATCATCGTTATTCTGAATAAGCTCTGTGTGTATAGATCCATCCGGGTATTCTTCATAAAATTTATGTATCCTCGTATCTACATCTTCATAGTCTTTTAAGTTAAACATCTAGTTGCATGTGTCCTTTCGCATAGTCCAATTGTTCTTTGAAAGTCCAAGTCGTGCCATCGTGCCACGTTTGAGCTTCCATAGCACAAGGATGGCAATAGTGTCTGACAACCATTTTGTTTTTTCTTTTGCTCGTGATTTGCCAGACCGCTTGTGTTTGTCCACGCCAGTTATCAGTTCCCCAACGCAGCTTGCAGTAATCACACCATGTGCCTTTCGGTGACCTAGAAAGCATCCAGATCGTGCCAATCTTTGACCGCGAGCTCTCCGGCGATGGCTGCATAGGCGACCAAATCCACGAAATTATCGTCATGGCGTGGAGATTCCATAACTCTTGCGAGTTTGAGTAATGCCATACAGATTGCAACATCCATCGGGTCGATTTCCCTTTCGAGATAGTCGCCCCAAAGTTTTGACGCTCTAAGTAAAGTGAGGTCGTAATGACCATGCGTTGCGGATCTTTCATCGATCGTGTCACTAGCATTAGTCAAAATGTCTTTCGAGCGCAACCGCTTTGCCCCTGTTGTATCCATCCCGATAACCCTTCTGATAGTGATTACTTGTTAAACGTAGAAACCAGCCTAGTGCCAATAACCCACCTGTGATTCCCCACAAGAAAGCTTCTAGCATCGTTTCCTTCCCATGTCCGTATTTCGGACATGCAAAAAGAATACGCCTAAATTGGATTTGTCAATAACCGGAACACCGGCGTGTTCTATAACGGTAAGGTAACGAAAAGGTCTATATGATCGTCAATAGTGCGGTGCAGGTCAGGCTTGGTTTCATCCATAGCGCTTGCCTTCGACCACAAAGCTGCCTTGCTTGTCTATCGGTACTGCCACAGGCGTAGTGCCTTTGCGATCCACATAGAGCAGACCGAAGCCCTTTTGCCAGTTAAACGTGCCACGCGTGTAATAAGCTTGTTTCTCATCCATTAAATGACCTACTTCAAGCCCTTGCAGGACACGCCCTAAAACGCCCCCAGATGCCTCTGAGAACGCCGAAACCCCTAGTCTGTGGGTATGACCACACACTACGCTCTTTCCGTGCCTTCTAGCGGCTCCTAGAGCCGTTAAACCGGCATTGTGGTTGATGGCTTGCTCATCGCCATGCACCATGATCCAGTCATGGCTAATCTCATAGGGCTTACGGTGAAACTTAATGCCTAGAGTCTTGAACCCCATAAAGTTTTCATACTCTAGTTCGGGCAGTCCAATCAGACCCGGCAGCCTAGAGCTTAGGGATTTGTAGAGTCGGTCTGTGTGGTTTGACCTGACGATGTGGCTGATCCCAAGCTCGAATAGAACCGACTGAGCTCGGTCACGGTCTGCACCAATTGTGCCACTCCACTCATCTCTACCGGAGCTCCAGCGGCTAATCGTTTGGAAATCGATCTCATCGCCAACACATAAAACGTCATCGGGTCGCCACCTGCGTATAAATCCTGCGACATTTCGGACTGCTCGCTCATCGTGAAATGGTACTTGCAGGTCTGAAATAACGACTATGCGCTTCATTCATCCTCATCATCATCATCATAATAAGGAATGTCTGCTGGCTCAGGTGCAATCCATTCAGGTAAGCGCATCTTTTCTTCGATGTACCAGCGCGCTTTATCTTCACCATATCCGGCTCGCACTAGAGCTTCGTAGCACTCAACGATTGATGCAGCCCAAAGGTCTATCGGGCGTAGCGGTTCGGCTTTGTTACGCGCAGCTGCGCGCTCCTTAGCTTTACGCTTAGCGGCGCGTTCTGCTTTTGTTGGTTTTCTTGCGCTCATTAGTAAGCAATTCTAAGACCATTGTTTCAAGTTTCTCGATGCGCGACACGATGTTTGACCCTTCTAAAATGGCAGGTACTTCGTGCCTAATAATGTAACGAAGCCCACCGACAATTAGGGCAACACAAGAAAGGATGGCTGCAACAAACGCAGCCCATTCTGACGGACTCAACGCCGGATGCCGCCTATGGCATCTTTAGGATTTAGCCAACGAAGAATTACAGGTGCAACGGCAGCAACACCGCTGGCTAGGATCGCTTTCTGATCCCAACCTATTGCTATGTAGGTCGCTAGGCAAGCTGCTAGAAAGGATCTTGCCCAACTTGCGGCGAGTCTTTTTGCTTGTTCCATTTATCGGTTCTCCAGTCAGTAGGGGGATTCTAAACATGCTGCCATCATCATCTCCATGACTTGAAAAGCTAACATGGATGTGTGAGGTATGCGGATTCAGTCCGGTGTATTTTCTCCATTTGTAGTTTCTTCGCCAGCTGGCAATTTTTTTGTTGAAAATGATGTATGAAATTCGCTTATCATGTCTGGCAAGTAATCGTAACTGATCCGCAAGATCGAACGCTTCGGGCAATTTGGATCCCAAATCAGCATCAATGTCGATGGCGCGTACGATGCCCTGAGCAGTAGGATTGTGATCGGACTTACGAGCTGCATGGCGCGCATCACCGATCCACCCATCACGAGATCTACTTCTATCGGGGAACGCATCGTCAATGGATTCTCTAAGGGTTACTCCTGCCTTACACAACTTAGCCAAGCAACACCTTTGCTTCATCTTCGGTTAAGCCTAAGCGCTCTAAGATAACAGCCCTAGCCTCAGCCTTAGCCTGTGCTTCGGCTTCCTCAATAGCCTTAGCCTCAGCGAACGCTGCCGCATCTGCCTCGCGCTGTGCGATTTCTTCGGCTGTTAGTTCAACCTCTGTGGTGACTCCGGTGGAGCAATCCACTATTAGTTTCGTTGGCATTGTTTCCTTTCCTAACTGTTTGAGATTCCGTAAAGTGTGGCGGTTGAGTATTGGATAAAGTTGCCACCTGCTGCCACTAATTTAATGGAAGTTATTGCACTACTATTACTCCATAAAGTTGCATAAAGTGACAAATCGCCTCTAGTCGCATTATTTTCGGCAACTGAATCGGTGCTTATAGATTTATTATTCGCGGAAGCATAGTTACATATATATATTGTCGTATTGCTAAATACTGAAGCGGTGGTATTAGTAGCATTTATGCCCGCAATTTCCCCAATACTAAAACTATAAGAATTTGGACTAGAATCACTTGTAGAATAAATACTTCTGGCGGTAAAATTACTTGTGCTTCCATTCAATTCAATTTTTAAGTTGTCCGCGGTGCTTGCACTATTTGACCTTAAAGAACACAAGATTATGAGGTCTGTCCAATCCGCCGCGATTGAAGTAAATTCAATATTCGCAGCCCCGCCGCTTCCCACCGTTACGGTGGCTATTGCCTTATAAGTGGTTGCCATTATGCGCTCGCTATTCCGTAAAGAGTGAAGGTTGTTTCTGTTGAAAAATTACCAGAGTCATTAATTAAACTGACGGAATTTATCGCAGAAGTGCTGCGCCATAAACCTACTATTGCCCTTGTTCTTGCGCCGGTATTATTTGCTCTACTTACAGAAGTTTTGTATGTAGTAGTATTTGCATAATTATTTATTTGAAAGATATTGGCAGAATTGCTTGTTCCGCTAACTCCGCCTCTAATATATGTTTGACTACTACCCCTGCTGGAGGTTGCGCTGCTGCCATTACCATCTAACATAGTCCAAGAATAATTTGAAGCGGTATCCGAATTAAATCTTATATTTATATTTTCATCATTAAAAGAACCTTTGGAAGTGCCCATAATAATAATGTCTGTATAGGTTCCAGGTATAGAGGAAAATGTAATTGTGTCACTTGAACCAGTTCCATTAGTCGTTGCTATCGGTTCATAAGTCGTAGCCATTATGCAACTCCTTTTATGCCGTATAGGGCGAAGTGTGAGTATTGGTTAAACGAAGTACCGCCACCTGTATGTAATAATTTAATAGAAGTAATTGCGCCGGTTTCCGAAGGTCTAAACATAGAATTCAATCCGACTGAACCGCCACCATTTCGGTCAGTACCCCATAAGCATCTAGCAGTTTTGTTCGTTGTAGTGTTCGCATAATCAAGAAAATCTATAATGGCTACAATCACTTGATTTGATGCGCCGTCTTGTTGTGCTAAATATGCTTGGCTATCTGACCCAGTTGGTAATGCTAATGTACTTACAGTTGAACCGTTGCCATATAATCCGTGAGAAACATAATTAGTGCTGGTATCGCCGTTAATTTGACAAGTCATCCAATAATTGCCGGTCATTTTTACCGCAGCGCGTAGTTGAAGGTGCTTGAAGGTTCCTGGAATTGAAGTGAACTCAATGCTAGAAACGCTAGTAGCACCAACCGATACTGTGGCTATGCTTTCATAATCACCGGCTGCGGCGGGTGCAGCACCGGCATTAAATAATGCTACAACTGAATTAAGCAACTGCGCCTACCACAGTCCACGCATTAGTGCCGGTCTTAATCGCGGCTGCGCTCTTGTATTGTCCAACTAACGGCGCGGCTGGCGCTGCTCCAATGCTGGTAATTGTTGTTGTTCCTGGAGTGACTGCATCTATTGTTAAATCCCCTGCACCTGTGTTAAGGAATGAAATACAAGTGCCGTTCGGAAATGCGTATGTGGCATCCGTAGGTATGCTTACAGTCTTAGCGGCTGCGTTGCTTGTGACTACTAGAACCTGATATTGGTCAGTTGAAGCAAGCGTGTAGGTTGTACCGCTTTGTGGATTTAGCGTGAACGCCACTAAACCGTTCATCTGTGAGGCTAATAAAATGTCGCCTGTGGTAAACGGAAAACCTGTTGCCATCTATATCTCCTTAGTAGCTGAGCACGTTCGTGCCAATTATACCCAATGTAGTGCTATCCAGTATGAAGCCATTGACCAGACTTTCACCGGTTAAAACGGTAGTGATCATCTTTTTGTTGCTGAAATCGTGCCTGAGCCCTATAGCCAATAAGGTCTGAGTAACCGATGTGCTACCGGGCATAGTCTTGGTAATCTCCACGGCATCAAGCAATTCTAGGTTTAGACCTGCCACGCAGCGATTGACATCATCTCCATCTTCAAGATTAAGTTGGATCGAGTCAATGCGCGTTTCTATATCTGAGCGTGTGGATAAAATCATGTTAGCCATGTCTGCGGCTATGGCATCGGTCTGCATCAGCACATCTTCACGAATTCCAGAATGGACAAAATAGGTGTCGATGCTGGTCTGATCAATAGCATTTTGAGGTGAGCCGTTTAATCGAGTCACCGTAACATCGTTGAGCAGCTGATCAGCATCCAGATTGACCGTAGCCTGTTGATAACTGATTGCTGTGCCATCATCGGCAAAGCTATAAGCTACTGAACCAAGAGATGCGGTAATAACGTTGCGCTCGATAAAGGTGGCGCGACCTTCGCCATCTATGAAAAATCCACCCAACTCGCTATCCTCAACCGTGCGAAGGGCATCTAAGGCATTTCTGGATGTGCCGGGATCATCTTGCAGATTTGTGTTACCAGCATCCACATCTCTTAGACCTGTTGGGTAGCTGACTTCATCTAATATGTCATTAATTCTTGTGCCAGATAAATCTCCAGCGCTTGCGCCTGTGACTGTGCTAATAAGAGCTCCGGTAAGCAATCTAAAGGCATCCACGCATTTGAATGTGACCCGGCTCACTTCTTCCGTGCCTAGCGCAAAATTAGTGACATAGTTGGTAATAAAGCCGGTAAATAGGAAATAACGCACGCCATCGTAATCAGCAAAGATTTGAATCTTGCGCAGCGGAATGAGCTTGCCATAATAAGGCGAGGATGGGTTGCTAGGGTTCCAGTCACCGTTCTGGTCGTAAATATCCACGGTAGCCGTTCCAGCTTCAAACTTAGACAAGATACGATTTCGCCCACGTCTAATTGACACGGTTTTAATTAGCGAGCTTATATCTACATAATCGGCTGGCTGATCCCCAAGTACGTTAGTGTCGAGAACACCTAACTGCGGTGAATCTAACGTAAATGGATTGATGAGAACGCTGATACCCGGCGTAAAATCTATAATCGCTCCGACAACAGGCGCGGCTGGCATTAAATTGCCCTAGCGCTGTAAATGGTGCGGCGACCTGAGCGTTGCTGATTGTATTGCAAATCGGTTATGGTATCGGCTAAATCTTGTGTGGTAACTGCGTTGCCTTCAACATACATATTGATGATTGTTTGTGCTGGTACACCAGCTCCAAGCATAGCTTCTAATCCTTGTTGCTCTAGGTTTCTTGCCACGTTTAATTCGGCTAATGCTGCGGCTTCCTCAGCTGCCACCACGCTCTCTTGCAAAACCTTTGCAGCATCCGCAGCGGCATTAGCACCTTCTAAAAATGCTTGGGCTTGGGCTTTTTGTTCTGGAGTCCGTGCAGCTCCTAATTGCGCCGTTGCTTCGGCTATTGCCGATGCAGCCTGTGATGCTGCTATATCAGCGGAAACTGCGGTAGCTCTTGCAGCTTCTTTGTATGCTGTGGCTTTATCCTGTTGCGCTGCAAATACGTTAGCAGCGGCGCTCATAGATCTAGCCTGAGCATCTTCCAGCAGTTTATTGACTTCGGATTGTATGCCTCTGAGTTTGGCTACTAAACCATTTACAAGCGCATCGGCTTTGTCAAAGTAAGTTTCCCATTTAGCAAAAGGATCACCGGCTTCAAGCCCCACCAGCGTTTCGGCTAGGGTTTCAGTCTGGCTTTGTAGTTTGTCTAAACGCTCTAATAACTTCTCAGCCTTATCAACATCCTGCTCTTGGATGGCTTGCTTTAGATCTTCAATAGTCTGCAATTCAAGTAATCGGCGGCGTTCCTCATCGCTGATATTGCCTTGCAAAGCTGCTGCAATTTGGATGCGGCGTTCGTCAAACTTAGATGCTGCCTTGTCAATCTTTTGGCTGATTTGCTTTAGTCGGTTAATCTTTTCCTGTTGCTTGATTGACTTTAGCCGTAGCGCTTCAAGTTCCTTTTGGCGCTTAATTGCAGCTTCTTCTATCGCACGGTTTTTGGCATCAATGCCGGGTTGTCCAATGCCCAGTTTGTAAAATGGCGTTACTAAAGCGTTTTGCTTTTGTCCGGCTTTCTGTAATGCGACAATAAGGGCTGCTAATGGATTGCCAGTCATGGCTGTACCCATAATGCGGTTCATCAAGCCTTCTTTGCCGCCAAATTGTGATGTTACCAGCCCAATGTAATAACCTAGACCTCGGAATACATCAGCTGTTATTGTGCCAAATTCTTCCATAGCACCAGTAGCACCAGCGATACCATTCTCACCAGATAACATGCCAAACGCATCAACTAAACCTTCACCTACGGTTGTTTGCATACGCTCGTATGCTGCGCTAATAAATGAAACCTTGCCAGCATAAGTATCAAGCTGTGCGGCTTTCTGACCTGCAAATTGCTTGTTTAATAATTCTTGGACATCGTTAAAGCGTGTGGTGCGTAGTTCGGCTTTAGTCAATCCGATGTTGTATTTAGAAAGGCTAGTGTTATTGCCTAAATACGCGCGTGATAAATCATTTACAACCGTCTGCAAGTCATAACCGCTGCCAGCCGATACGTCTAAAGCTGTGGCTAATATGTCCTGCGATTTGTTGATTGATCTAGTAGTTTGTGCCAATGTTTGAAATGCTGGTCGCAATTCACCTTTTGTAACGGCTGTGGCACGCTCTAATGATTCTAAATAATCTTCAATGGCAGGTGTAGCGAATCCTAGATTGACACCCTTTAGCGCTTGCTCAAATCGGTTAGCGGCTACTTCTTCTTCCTTGAACGCACGCACCGATTCTTTAGCAAATTTGGTAATGACGGCAACAGAAAAGACCGTTGCAACGGTTCTGCCTAGCTTCTTAAAATTATCTTCTAGCTGATTTGTGGCTTTCTTGGCTTTGTCGAAACCTTGCTTTTTTAACTCAGCCGCAATAATGATTTTGATTTGTTCATCGCTCAAAGCCATTATGCCACCATCCTTTTAGAGTTCTCGATTTCTTTTACAAGGTTATTACGCGCCGTGTTAATAGATTGCAAGATTGCATTTAGGGCTTTGCCTTGATTGCGAGCATAAGCGGCATAAAGCAAACGACCTGTGCTCTTACGACCACGCCCGGAGTAATCTACTAAAGCGCCTACGCCACTCATAGCTCTATTAAATCTTGCTCCAGCATTAGGATTATTTGATTTGCTTTCAGGATCACCGCCCGGATTTAATCGACCTGCGGTTTCTATAATGCCACCCATCGGTGATTTATTTAGTAAAGTAAATAACGAAACAAATCCGCTACTTTTTACTTTACTAGGCGCAACGGAATAAGTTAATCCTTTACGGATTACTCGTTGATCATAACTTGGAAATGCTCTTTTTTTCCCTGTGCGAGATTTGCGCTCATAACCCGGATCATTTAGATTGTAAAGACCGCCCGGTGCGTTGCTAGGTACTTTGTTTTTAGCATCTGCGACTATTGGCTTTAAGGCTGCGCGCACTTCTTTATCAAGTTGCTTTTTAATATCAGGCGCGAGTTTACCTAGAGCTTTCCTAAGCCCTACCACGCCTTCTATGACCACCGGCATGTTTTCGCGCTTCCCCTTGCTTCTTAATTACTTCATAAATCGCTTTTAGTAAATCACGATCCATGTTGATAAATTCGCTAGGCGCGATTCCTAGATTTACCGATAACTCAGCTATGCGGTAAGTCCAAGAATCACGCGTTAGCCATTTGGGGAATCATCTCCCAAAACCTCTACTGATTTCAAGGTTTGTAGGAAAGCATCCCCAAACGGCTTAACATCTGTGCCTGATCTTCTTAGGCACTCCCAAGCAAGCCAATAGATGTCTGATTGCTTTTGATCTTCGCGGAAGGCTCGGTAAAAGCCTTTCTTTGCGTACTGCTCAAAAGCATATTCAATGGCTGGCGTAATCTCGTGTGAAGATTCGCTGCCATCTGCCCTGACTACTTTTAGACTTGCCATTTTGCCCTCTTTCGTTTATTAGAACGAGCCGGTATCGGCTACGGTGACTGCGGAGTTTACCGTAAAGGTTACGTCCATTGTCGCCATGTCGCCCACGCCACCATTGATAGGTGTTAGGTTGTTGACCAAGATGTCGCCGCTGTATAACTCATTTTGAGCCGATACTGCTGCGACTGAATCGTTGATTGCTTTCCAAGCTACGGTTGTTCCGAAAGCTGCTTGAAGGGTTGCCAAAACTTCGCCAGTTGCCTGATCATTAAGAAATGACACGGTTAGCGTTGCGGTTTCCAATCCCTTGACATACTTTCGAGATGTGTCGCCCATCGCGCTCACTTCAAGCTCGTCAAAAGTCTGGTTTAGGGTGACTGCCGTAACGTGATCAGAGAGATCCACGTTATTGATTTTCAACCCAACTTTGTTATTGAGAAAAACTGCCATGTGGATTACTCCTCATCTTTCTTAGCGGTTGGTTTTGCTTCTTTCTTTTCCACGGGCTTTACCTGACCGATTTTAGTCAAGAAACGCTCGCGCTCTTTGTCATTATCAGCCATGTTTAGCTCCAATCGGATAGAACGCTGATTGATACTTCACCAGTTAGCAGATCACCTGCTGTACCAGTCAAGACTGCCGGTGCGCTGAAAGTTCCGATTGAGTATGCAATCGATGATGCTTCCAGCTTGTTTACTAAGTTCAAATAAAAATCTTCGATGTTAATTAGGTTGCCTTGATTGTCAAACATAGGTGCTACGACAATCAACTTGAAATTGACTTTAGGCTTAACCGTTTTGTAGTGATCATTTGATGGTTCGATGTACGGATCACCCGGCTCAATTACCACGCTGTTAGCAAGCAAGGTGGCAGGTGGGAAGGAAAACACCTGCCACGTTGCATTATCAGCTAGTGCAGTCGCGATTGTTCCACGCAGGGTTGTTATGGCACTCACCCTACTTGACCGCCCGGTGCTAGATGATCCGCAAGCAAACCGCGCACGCGTGCCATTAGCGTGTTGCCCATTCTGTAAGGGCTAGGTGTAAAGTCAGGTGAAATGCCGCCAGCGTTTGATGCTTGGCGTGCTTGCCATATATCCACGGCAATCATAAGTGTTGCTTGATTAACTTCCGGTAATGTTTCATAATCAATGTGAGTAATGCCATATACAACGCCGAAAGGTATAAGTGCGTTCTTAGCCTCAGCGGTGGCATTGTTTACTGCATAAGAAATTGAATCTGCCGTTGGAACGGCGGTGACGGTTTTAGAGCCGTTATATTTAGCACCGGCATTTTCCACGGTGACGGTTTGACCAACAATAAAATCATGTGGTTCGCTTGTGTAAATTGTAGCTACACTCGTAGTGCTCTCTTGAGCAACAATGCTATATTTGTTAAACCATAATTTTGCTTTGACGATATTTTCTGCGGCTTGGCAGACTTCTTCGACAACAGCCGAGCTATACAAAGCGCCAATACCGAGTGCTGTGCGCAATTCGGCTTCGGTGACGTATGTAGCTGCCATGCTGTTTCCTTTCTAGGTTAGACCCGGCGCTTAGGGCAAAAACGCCGGGCTAACGTTTACGATCTATAAGTTAGATCAGGCCTTGTTGAACCAATTGACCCCTGACGCCACCTTCGTAGCGAGTGCTCCATATCCGTAGTAGAGCAGATCAATTGTTCCATCGGAATTTACATTGGTGCGAAGCTGGAATCGTGGTGACTCGTACCATGTGTAAGCATCTGGATTGATTACAGCCATTGAGTAATCAGCGGTTGCATCTGACCCAGAGCCAGTAAAGTTGCGTGAAACATAGAGATCAAGACCTGCTACGTTGCCACGGAAAGAAAGCGGTGAAACAACGCCGCCAGCGTTTGAAGGCTGTGCTGCATTGTAGATTGGGCGACCTGAATCATTGTAGCCCATGATGTTGCCCCATTGATCAGGTGTCACCAAAAGGTTGCGAGCGAAACCGAGTGAAGCATTGTAAACGGCTGCTGCTGCGCTTGAAATGTATGCAAGCAATCCGGTTGCGGAGTTTGCTTGACCTGTTGCATTTAGAGTACCTGCACTCTGAATAGCTAATGCAACATAGCTATCAGTTTCCTTTGCATACGCAAATTCCATTTGACGGACAAGCTCATCAAAGAAAGCAGGGCTTGATCGGTCAATGAGTTCTACCGTAGTAATTGCGCGACCCTTGAAAGGCTTAACATTTACGGTGATGTAAGATGCAGTTAGTTGTGACTCTGAAATTGCTTGATTCTCATCAATCTGATCTACTGTTGGAACAGCAGTAATCTTTGGAATTTCAAAAGACATTCCAGCATCAGGAAGTGTGCCACGGCTGATTGAATCAATTACACCGCGATCAGCATTTGATAATGGATTTACGACCTCAACAAGCTGCCGGGTAGGAATCATGCCGGGTGCTGTTGATGTTTCGTTATCTGCTGCCTTTACATAAAGTGCAGCTTCTTCGTCACCAAGAAACTTAGCGCGTAGAGTGTTTTCAAGGTACTTAGCCTTTGTAAACTCTAGGCGTGGCTTGGTGTAAATCGGTGCGCTAACAGTTGGGCGAGCAGCCTCTACCGCAGGGGTTTCGACCACAGGCTCAACGGTTGCGGTGTCTGGAGTATTCTCCACGACTGCCTCGCTTTCGTTTTCGGTTGGTTTTTCTTCTGCGGCTTCTTCTTCGGAAGCTGCAACGCTCAAAACTTCTGCGCTCTTAAACGCAGCAGCTTGAACAAGACTTGTTTCCATCATTTTGGATGCGCGGATGCGATAAACATCTCCATCACGCTTTCCATCAATTACTTCAACGCCCACAGATAAACCGGAGCGCAATTCTTCCGATGCTTCAACAAGAGCATCATTTCCGCGCGTTGTCGCGCTGACCTTAAAGGTTGCGTAAATTCCATCTTCACGCTCTTGAAACGAAACCATACGCCCGATAGGTTTTTTGGCATCATGTTCAAGTAAAAGTTTTGGCTTAGGGCTTGTAGGAATCTCAATAGATCCTTTTTCAAACACTACTTTACCAGCTGACGTAAAACCGACCTCATTCTCAAAAGGCACAATCTTTCCTGAGATGGTGCGCTCGGAGATTGAGCACTCGATTTCACTAGAGAACGTTAGGTGCATCTGCGTTTCCGTTCGGTGAGAGGTTTTCCATTTCCATAGCTTGCTCTACGGTAATTAAACCAAGTGCAAGCATCTTTTCAATGACGGCTAGGCGCTCCAAAGCATTTACAGCCAAGAAAGCATTCTCAACGTCAAACTTAACAATATTTCCTCGCGCCGTAATGTCATCCATAGATAAGCGATCTTCGATTGCATGGACATATGGCGCGAGGCTAAGACTTACAAATTGACGGCGCTCATCTTGCACATTTGCATAAGTCATGCTGTTATTCATGTCTGCGCTGATGTAATATGCCGGCACATTCATCATTCTTGCCACTTGTGTGCTCATGTTAGTTATCGCATCTACCAACATCATATC